GCGCACCGTTTCGTCCTGCACCATCAGCGGCGAGGCGCCGGCGGTCGTCAGGTAGGTGTAGGCGGCTTCGGCATCATCTGGCGACGCTTTGGCGAACGCATCGTGCACTCGCTTGGCCACTCGGTCGACCTCGGCAATGCGGCCAAGCGTCTGGTAGCGGCGCTCAAGGTAAGACTTGTAGCCGGGCAGGGAACCCAGCGGGTCGAGGACCGCATCCGACCCGAGCCAGGAAGTCGCGCGCGGTCTGCCGGTAGCCGCGGCGCACGGCGGTTTGCTGGTTGGCGGCAGCCTGGGCAGGGTTGCGGTTGAAAACCGCTGACGTCTGGGAGGCCCGGAAGCGGCTTCACTCCGAATGCCTTTCGCGCCCAAGCGTTCACTTCGCTCGCGTGCTGCGCGAGTGCTTGCTGCTCGGAGGGCGTCAGCATCTCGGAAGCCGATGAGGTATCGGGCTTCGGCATGAGTGAGGGCTTCGGGTCGAGTGTGGAAGATTCGTTCGATGACATCGCCGAACCTCCTTTTCAGAGCCGCGATCAGGGTCGCAGGAGGCGCCATTGTAGTCTCGCGGCTGGCGTTTGCCAACAGCGCCGTACCCACGATTTTCCCCGCCTCCTTCGCGGATGTGATCGGCGATTTCGGCCAGCGTGCCTCCCATCGTCGAAACGTCGTCGACCACCACGTAACGACTGTCCTTGAGCACGGGCCCGGCGAACAGCGGCCGCGCGATCATGCGCTCCATCGGCCGTGCCCCGGTGTGATGGGCACGGTTCGTCTGGATGGCATCCTGCGCCACATGCCCATCCGTGCCGGCCGCCAGCCAGGCCGCGAACATGGCTGGGATGGCGTTGCGCCCACTCGCCTCCTCGGCCATCGGCGCCACAAACAGCGTGCCGGGCGGGAACATCCTGCGCGCGCGCTTCAGCGCGGCGTCATCGACAAGGTCGCGCACAAGACGTTCTGCGGGCCTCGAGGTCGCCCGCCTTTGCCGCTTTGTCAGTCCGGGTGCGCCTTCAGGGTGTCGGTGTTGCCGGCCCGCGTCGAAGTGTGCGGCATCGCGTGGCAATCCCTTCTTCTCGCACCGCGCGCGAGAACAGCGCGATCTGGCCCTCGAACAGGTCTGTCCTGGTGGGCCGTGACCTTCTTCGAGCCCGGTTTCACCGGCTGCGCGGCGCGGCGCTCCTCCTCGGCCGCAGCGGCTTCGCGCTCGGTCTTGGTCTTGAGGTGGTCCTCGGCGTAGGGGGACGAAAGGTACTGGGTTTCCATTGCGCGAAAACAGCGGCGGTGCCGTTCGCGCAGCCGTTCGAGCATGCCCTGGGTGAAGCGGAAACCGGGTTGCAGGTTCTGGCCGGCGCCCTTCTCGAAGCCACCAGTGGCGGCAAAGTCTTGTGCTGCCTGCTTGCTGTCGAAGTTGCCGCCGCGGATCTGGCTCGACACCGGACTCCGGATTCTCGGCCCATACTTGCCATACGTCACCGCGCTGAATGATGCGGGCGGTCGCTGGGTCAAACGCGGCCATGGGGTATCGGCCTTCACGCTTGTGGGGTACGTCGACGGCAACGCCTTCCACCTTCCCGCCCCCAGCTTCTTCAGCAGGTCGCCGGCCACCTTCGGCACGATCTGGTCGTAGAAGGCGCGCATGCCTTCGCCGCCGACCTTTCCGGTCTACGTCCGACAACAGCATGTCGCCGGTGCGACTTTTCATTCCGGCGCCATCAATGATGCGCTGGGCAATCTCCTTGCCCACGTAGTCCGCCAGCTTGTCGGCCGGCACATCGCGCGCCAGCGTTTGCCATTCGGCGCCGCGGGCCACGGGATGGCCTTGAGTTCGTAGAGCCCCGCTTTGTTCTTGAAGTAGCTGAGTTGCTGAACCTGCTTTGACAGATCAAGATCTGCCATCCGCTCCCCAGTGGAGAACACCACCCCATCCAGCCCCTCGTCGGCGGCCATGATGATGGCGCGCTTCATGGCGAGGGTGAGCCAGGCGTCGGTTTTTCTGGACGAAGGGGGCGACGGGCGTTTCTCTTCTTCGCGCTGTTGCCCCCGCACTTGACGTTCGAGAATTTCAAGTGCTCGCTGACTGCGACCGTGCAGTTCGATTTCACCTGCGCAGTTCTGCGCGGAGGTCGGCGATTCGCTTCGGGTCCGGGCTTCCAAACCCCTGTTTCCTTCCCTTCTGGAACGAATTGCTCTGGAACGCAAACGGCCGCAGGTAGCGCCCGCCATCGGCGCCCTGGTCACGATGTCGGCGCGGAAGTGGGCTACTACGTTGGGTTGGTCCCAGTGGCTGCCGCGGAACGTGTCCGAACTTTCGGTCGGTAGCCGATCTGCATTCGCGCGCCCGTATGGGTCGGACTCATCCACGGGCGATCCGTCTAGCCAAGTGCGCTTGACCGGCAGCGTCAACAGCACCTCGCGGTAGCCTTTCGCCGCCGGGTAGCTGATAGTTGGCGTACTTGGCGCCCCCAGCCGGGTTCGGATTGTCCGGCCCTTCCGGCATTCCCGCGGCGCCATCAACACCGGCTCGGATGATTGCCTGTTGGTCGGGCGTCAAATCATCGAAATTGGCGTCGTATTCGTCCTGCGCATACTCGTCATACTGTCGTTTCCGGTCGGCGGTGTCCAACACCGTCGTTTCAACCTTCACCCCACCCGCGCGCAGATACTCCAGCACCGCCTCGCGCGGGATCTTGGCGCTCTGTCCACGCAGCCAGTCTTCCAGCCCGGACCACTCGACCTCGTCGACCTTCACGATGCCCTTGGATACCCAGCCGCGCGTACGCCGCATCCAGCCATCCGCGTCCATCATCCTGGCCGGCTCGGCTGCCACGGCGCGCGCAAGGGCTGAGTAGAACGGCGCTGGCCGGTGCGAGTAGGCCGCCACCATGTCGGAGATCCGGCTGGCTGGAACGGTGTCGCCGCGCTCGACGTAGGCCCGCGCCGCGGCCAGCATGCGCGCCGCGTCCGTGTCGGTGATGCCCTCCAGCCAGGCGGCTGCGCGCGGCATGTTCATGCGACGCAATGCGTCGGCGATGACCGCCATCAGGCGCTGGAGCCGGTGATCTTGTCGCCGCGCCGGCCCGGTTGGCCAAGGCCTCCTCGATCGACAACAACTTGACCACCCGCGCCGCCTCTTTTGGGGTCATGCCGGCATCCACGCGCTGCTTGATCGCGTCCTCGCCGAACCTGTCCATCCAGCGCGCCGCTTCCTGCCGGATGTTCTTGTTGTTGCTCCACAGCTACGCAGCACCGCATCAAGCTCTGGGCCGAACGCACCGCGCAGCCCGTGGATGGCCCATGAGCTCATGGAACAGCGTGATCTCGACCTCGGCGGGCGTGCGCAACCGCGCGCAAACAGATAGACCTGCCCGCCATGGTAGGCGCCCAGCGCATCGTCCGGGGCCGCAAAAGGCGCATAGGAAGGGTCGGGCAACACCACCACCGGAGCGTCAACTGGCAGCCGATAGCCGGTGATCTGGGTGCGCACGGCGAGGACCGTCATGCCGTCGGCCGTCTGGAAGCCGCTGCGGGCGTAAACCGGTCCGTCGGCAATGGTGATGCCGTATTCGGCCGCCGATTTTGGACCGTTCGGGGTCTTCGACATCGATTGCGTCCAGCGGCGCTGCGACGTCCACCAGCTTCAGCGCCGCGCCGATGTTGGCGAAAAGCGGAATTCCGTTCGTGCGCTCCGAGACACTCGCCCCCGTGCACCAGGATCGCGCCGGCCGCATTGGCCTGGCTGATCGCGCGATACACCGCGCCCAAGCCGCCTGTGCCACGCAGTTGCGCAGCCAGCTTGGCATCCAGCGGCACCCACGCCACATAGCGATTCTGCGCATCCATCAGCATGAGGCCCGGCCCCTGGCCGCGGCCGTACACGCTGGCCGCCATTTGCTTGGCCACCCCCGGCGAGGACAGTGCCAGCGCCAGCATTGGGTTGAATGACGTATCAATTTCGCGTTCGATCACGGGCACCGTCACGCTGGCCGTGGAAGACGGGATGTCGGCCGGACCATCCTTGTCGGCAAAGCGGCGACCAGCCACCGCGATCAGGTCCATTGGCTCGATGCCGCTGCCGTTGAATGCGTCGATCAACGTCCGGTGGATCATGCGGTCGGCTGGCGACAGTTGGGCCGTACCGGAAGGGTGATTGCGCGGAAACCAAATCGCCGCCGCTCCCGGCACACGCACCGCTTCCGCGACCACAGTGGCCGGATAAACGGCGGTTTGCGCTCAACGCGCCCTTGAACCAGCCGACGACAGCCAAGGGCTTGCCGTCTTTGTCGGTGACAATGGCGTCGAAACGCTCGACGGCGGATTTGTAAAGATAGCGCGTGGCGGCCGCAAGGTCGGCGACGCTGCGAATGTGCGCCGCGCCTAGCTGCCGCTGAGTGGCAACGCCCACTGCGGTGTTGGCCAAGCATCGTCGCCGTCCGGCGCCGGCGTGTCCCCGAGCTCGGCCGTGGTCGATGCACCAGTCGCATTCGGTGCGACTCTCGGCACTTCGATGCCAACCTCGGCGCCGCCTTGGGAGGTTGAGCTCCAGCGGATCCCCGAACAGGTCGGTGGGTGTACTCGGCCGCCGGCTCATTGGCCACCGGCGGCTCGGCAGCTACCGCCTGGACAAACGCCGCGCGATCGGCTTCGGTGTCGAACGAGAAACCGGGCTTGATCGTGGCAGTTGTAGCGGCTGTAGTGGCCGTTGTGGGCCTTGGCCAGCCGCTCCAGGCGAAAGCGTCGCGTTCGACGCGCTCAGTCGGCCGGGTCAGGGACATGGTCTGGCCGGTCCGGGTGCGTTTTTGCTCGAACGACGTCCAGGCCAGGCCGGGGATCGCACTGCGGCGCCGGCGCGGAGCCGGACTGCGGCGCGGCCACCGGCGGCGCGGCGCCCGGCTGCGGACTGTGCGAAACGGTATCCTCGGCCTTGCGGCGCCGGCCGCGGATCGACGGCGACATCCTCCAGCGCATCAAACAGGTCGGTGATCGTGTCGATGGACGACAGGTCGAGGTTGCGCGGGTTGGGCAGGGTGTCGGCCGAGCCCTTCTGCCACACCACGCATGCGCGTGCGCACACTGGTGCCGGCGCGCTCGAAGGTCACATCCGGCAGGTTGACCGTCAGCACGCGGCCGCCGCGCGCGGGAATCGTACGGCCGGTTGCGGTCGTGCGCGAATGCAGGTTTTCGCCCTCGAATTCTTCCAGCCGTTTGTCGGCAAGCCGGGCCCTCGGGAAACAGCGCGATCAGGCGCCCGCCCTCGCGGAGGTGGCCCCACGCCTTGGTGATGTGCTCGAACGCCAGCGCCGATCCGTGGCTGCCCGGGCGGTTGTACGGCGGATTCATGACGATCCCGTCGTACTCGTCGACGATGTGGTGATCCTCGAAGCTGCCGTTCTCGATCTTGCCGTCAAAGGCCAGCGCCAACTTGGCCGCGAGCTCGTAGGAGGGCTCGATGGCGGTTCGCACCGTGTTGTCGGGCATCCAGCGCGCCAGTGCGCCGTGGCCGGCGGATGGCTCAAGCATGGCTTCGCCGCCGCGCATCATGGCCCACTGCATCATCTTCAGGCCGATGGGCTCCGGCGTCGGAAGAGCTCGATCCCCTCCTGGCTCTTGGTGCGCGAGGTCTGTCTTGGTCTGGCCAAAGTAGTAGGATTTCGCGCGATCGTACTCACTGGCGCCGCCCAGCCCGCGCAGCGCACGGTCGTTCTCCTTGCCGCCCTTGCCTTCGTCTGAGTGCCCGGGCGGGAAAGTGTCGGCCGCCTCGAAGGCTTGCACGAAAGCATCGAACAGTCCGCGCGCGGCTTCGCCCTGGCCCAGGCTTTCGGCCGCGTCGGCGCGCCGGGAAACCTTCTCTGCGAACGCGATGCGCTCCCAGCTGGTGCCGGTGTTGAAGTAACGGATGATCGCGTCGGTCATCTGGCCGATGCGGTAGATCCGGCCCTCCTGCTGAATCGCGGAGGTGGGCTTGGTGGGCATGCCCAGGTTGATCAGCACGCGCTGGTGCCGTCCGGGTGGTGTCGTGAAGGCTGATGCCTTCCTTGCCGGCGTCCGACTGCACCACGATCACATCGACGCCGCTGTTGTCGTCGTTGAACTTGGCGACGTTCTCGATCCGCTTCTTGTCCGACACGTCGCCGTTGACCAGCACCGCCGTCGGGAACGCTTTCACCAGCGATTCAACTGGGCGCGCCGCGGCGAACGGGTAGTCGATCAGATCCTGGAACGCGGCCGCAAATGCTTCATAGTTGCGGCGGATGTCCGCGTCGCGGCTTATCCAGCCTTCCGCCAATGCAAACGGGTTGACACCGCCGCCGACTTTGAAATCGTGAAAAACCACTACCTTGCGGCCCTTGGCCATGTGCGCCCGAATTACCGGGATTGCGGCCTCGGCCTCGATCGCCTCCAAAGTGAACGCGCGGGCCAGGTAGTCGAACTGGCCCATGATGATGTCCTTGAGCTGCACCGCTGCTTGTCGGATTCCGAGCTCCGCAGCCATGTGATCGCCTCATCGATGCGCCGGCCGATGGCCGACGGGGTCAGGATGAACCGCCGGTCGTAGTCGAACGGCACATCCAGCGCACGGCCGGACAACACGCCGCTCTTCTTCAGCCAGGCGTTGAACTGACGCTGCATCAAGCCGCGATCGACCTTGGCGCCGGGCTCGGTGAGCTTGTTGTAGCGCATGCGCCAACCGAAGTGCTGCATCATGAACTGCTGGTACGCATCGCCGTCGTTGTATCCGCTGCGCGACGTCTTGGCGTAGTCGAACAGGTAGCCCTCGGCGTAATCGATGTTCTTCTCGCGCGCAAACGGGCTGGCCGACAGCAGGGTAACGCGCGCGCGGTCCTGCGGCTGTATGGCGGCGACCTCGGCCCGGGCCTCTTCGAGGAACGGGCGGAACTTGCCCCAGGCTTCATCCAAAGCGGCCTCCAGCTGCGGCGCCTGACGATCCCTGCGATTCTTCACCGCGCAGTCGTAGGCCTCCTGGGCGCGCTCGACGGCGTCCCACTCGGCCGGGTGCAGCATCTTTGCGCGCTTGGTGGCGCCACGCGGGTTCCCGGTGATCGCGCGCAGCGATTCAAGCCACTCGGTGGTGTTGCCGGTCTGGCCCTGCATCAGCTTGTGAGCTTCGTCGGTGACAACCAGATCCCACTTCCCATGCGCCAGGGAGCCATTGGCGCCCAGGTTCTCGTAGGTGGTGATGACGATGCCGCGCTGGCCGTTGTCGCGGGTGTTCTCCAGCTTTCTGATCGTCAGGCCCAGGTTGCGGCCGCGCGCAATCCAGTCCGAGATCACATTCTCACCCGGCGCGGCGATCAGGATGTTGTCCATCCCCTGCCGCTCAAACCGGTAGATGACGCCCAGTCCGGTGTAGGTCTTGCCGGTGCCCGTGCCGTTCGTAAACAGCATGCCGTAGCCGTCCGGCTTGGCATACCGCTGCTCGGCCTTGAAAACGTCTTCCTGCCGATCCTTGTCCAGGAACGGCAGGGTGGCGCGGATGTTCTCCAGGTCGCCCGGCTTGACCGGGATCTCGCGCGCCGCTAGTTGAGCACGCCGCTTGGCAGCTTCGTCGGTTGGGCGAGCAGCGCGCGCAGCTTCTTCTGATCCGCCGCGGTCAGGCTGTACTCCATCGAGGCCAAAGAGATCGCCTCCTCCACCGTTGTCAGTTCCGGCAGGGCCTGTCGGAGGGAGGGGTTGTGTTTCGTTTCGATATACCGGGAGATCGCCGCGTTTTCCGCCAGCAACGGCGCCACCACCAGATACGCCAAGATCACCGGCGTCGGCATCCCCTTGTGCTCCAGCGCCTTCCCGATCTTGTCCAGCGTCCGGGTCAAGGTCGAATCGTCCATCAACATCAGACGGGTCCAGTCTCGGCTGCGCAGGGGTTGGCTGCTGGCCAGGTCGTTCCAGATCGCCTGATTCACTTGAAACATCGCCGTTCTCCTTGGGCGCATTCTGCGCGCCACCGCCGGGGTTTGCAATCGGGCCGCGCGGGCGTACACTTGCGCCGCCGCTTTGGCCTCCGGGATCAAGAGGGCCGAGCCATCCGACGACGCGCTGGGCCCGGCGCGTTCCCAAAGCGGCTCCTTATTCTTGAATTGATCCGCCCGGCGTTGGTGTCGCCGTCTCGACGTCGTAGAAATCACCTGACTCGGACGGCTCTGAGCTGAACGATCAGCTTGCCTCGCGGCCCGGCATCCAAAGCCAAATCGAGTGCGCGCCGCTGAGCGACTGGTAGATTGCGCTGAAGTTTGTCGCAACGTCTGCCACAAACTGAGCGACATTGTCATACCCAAGCGCGGCGATCTGTTCGCCATGGCGCAGTTCAATGTGCTTCAAGCCTGATGCCTCGTCCCCGGCACGCAGTCGAATCGGAGCGGCTTGGCGGCCGATGGCCTGAGCGACGGCCGCGTCGATGCGGCCGAAGTCAATGCCGCCGCCAGGGGCGGAAACAAATGCGTCCTTGCCATCGGCTTCAGCCGTCATCACTTCGTCCAGCGACTCCACCGCCGTCACCGTCTTGGCCTTGTCGGCGCCCTGGGCCTGATACTTCCCGGCGATGCCGATGTAGGCGCCCTGCAAGTGGTCGAGGGTGATCATGTCGGCCACATCCTTGCCGGCCAACTCGCGGATCTTGCTCCAGCACGTAGCGCGCGGCCTGCTTGAACTTGATGTGGCCCAGCCGGAACGCGGCATCCATGATCGCGCGTGAGCACCGGCAGCAGTCTCTGCTCCTGCTCCGGCGTGATGTTCATCCGGGTGTTCTTGCCCAGGATGTCGACCAGGTCGGCCATACCAGCCATCAGGTCGGCCTTGGCCTTGAGCTCGCCCGGATCCTTGGTGGGCGCGTTGCCGAAAATGTCGCCCTGGCCACTCCAGGTTCGCCTCGGCGTCCTGGCCTAGCTGGAACGTGTCGGCTGCGGCCACGCTGCGGTCGGCGATCTCCTTGCGGACAGCCGCCTCACGATCGCGCTCTTCCTGCTCCTCGCGGCCTTCTTCGCGGCAGCCTCGTCGGCCGCGCGTTTCTCGGCCGCCGCCCTGCCCTCGGCCATGGTCTGGCCGATCAGTTCAAGTTTGGCAGGAGCGTCGGCCGCGGGAGTGGTCGGCGCCTTGCGCAGCGCCTCTCCCGGAAACGCTCTACCGCCCCGCCGTCATCCATTTTTACGGCATAGGAATTGGGCTGACCGCGATCACGTTCAATGAACACCACAGTGCCCAACGCGCCGCCATCGACCACCTGGACGCGCGTGTCCGGCAGGAACACCGGGCCATCGACAGCGCTTGCCTTGGCGGCCGACGCCTTGTCCTGTTCCGCCGTGGTGCCGCGCTTGGCGGCGGCGCTGGCCACCGTCGGCGGCTCGGCAGGCTTGGTGTCGCCGCCCAGTAGCCCTTTTGAGCTCGGAAATCCCGGCTTCGAGGTCGGCCTGCGCCCCAGACGGCAACGCCACCTTGCGGTGGCGCTCGTCGGTGGCGGCGGGCTGGCCGGCTGGGCTACGCCCCCTTCGTCGGGGGGCGGTGCACCGGAGCCGGGGGTCGGCCGCCTTGAGGCGCTCCACCACCGCCTTGTTGCCCGGCGTCAGGGGCCGCTGGTTGAGCAGGTTGCCGATCAGGTTGCCGCCCTGCGGGCTGCAGAGGATTTTGCGGGCTTGCTTGTTCATCGAGGCGCTCCAGAATGCGCGCGCGCGTGGCGCGGGGCACGACATCACCGAACAGGCTGGCGGTGTCCTTGGTGGCCTCATCATAAGCGTAGGTCGCCATGGCGCGCAAGCCGCTGGCGATGCGCGCGCCGGAACGGATGTTCTCGGCAAAGAACTTCAGCACCGTATCCTTGTCGGGCCCGCGCTCAAGGTCACGGTTGGCGGAGGTGGCCAGCTTTAGCGCCGCGGCGCGCGGCCGTCACCACGGCGCCGGCGGCTGCCGTCACCGCGGCCGAAGATCCAGTCCGCCGCAGCCCTCCAGCTTCATCATTTGGGGCGCGGCGGCGGCCAGCGCGGACATGATGGTCTGGGATTCGGGATCGGTCGCCTGGGCATACAGGCGCACCAGCTCCTCGTCCTGGTAGGCCTGCCAGAAGATGGCCGCCATCAGGCGGTCGCGCGCCTGGCGCGTCACCGATCCGTCGGGGTTTAGGAGGCCGGTTTGCTCGGCCGGCGGCATGCCGTCCACGAACTGGCGGATCGTCTCGGCGAGACGTCGCCAGCCTCGTTGAATTGGCAGCGCAGCCAGATCGAGGCGCCGGACGTCGTCCTTGGCCGTTTCGACCACCGTCTTGTCGGCCACGCCGGTCTGGTTCGACTCGTCGCCGATGTTTGGCGTCACCTCGGCCTCGGGCATCAGACGCACCAGCACCGGGGTTTTTCATGCCCTGCCACGTTTCACGGGAAACACCGTGCAGATCGGCGTCGTTGGGGATGCCTTTCTTGTAGCGCGCGCCGGTGCCCTGCGCGTAGGCCAGCTTCAGCGCGGCCGCGCGGCCATTACCGGCCACCATGCGGATCTTGCCCTGCGCGCCGGTCTGATATTCGGGCACGGCGGTGCCGTCGGCGTTGTTCGAGGCCAGCAGCTGGTCGGCCTCGACGGCGGCGTATTGCACCGGAATCTCGCGCCCGGCGGCAGTCACGGCGGCGTCCTGCTTGCCCAGCTGGGCGTCCGGCACGGTCACGCCCTGCTCAAGGAATCCCACCGGCGCGCCGCTGGCCAGGTTGCGCGAGAACGACAGGCGCGCAGGGTCCGGGTTGGCCGCGATCGAGGTCATTTGCTGGATGTACCCGGCGCCGCTGCGGTCGCGGTTCTGGAGGACGACGCCGGCGGCATCGCTGTGCGGGGCGGGCTCGGGAGTCGGTTCCGGCGCGGCTACCCGGCGTGGGCTCGGGCGCCGAAACTCCGGTGGGTCCCGGGCCCCGGTGGTTTGCTCCGGTGGTGCGGTTCCCGGCCGCAATCTGGCTTCGTTGATGCCAGTCTGAAGATTGACGCGAATTTCCAGTCCGGGCGGGAGTGCGGCGCCGTCCGGCACACGCTGCCATTCGGCGGTGGGCACGAAATCCGGCACGCTGGAGCGCGATGCGCCCGGCGGCAGGCGCGGGCGGCGGCGGCGCGGCCGGCGGCACGGCCGCCTCGCCGGACAGCAGCCCGTCGGTGTCGGTCGGGATCTCCGGCCGGTTTGCGGCGGCGGCGCCTGCCATGCCGCGCAAGCCCGCGCGCGCAGCGGCGCACCAGTGTGCCGTCGCCCGGCTGGGGTGCCAGGGCGCGCGCGAACGCGCTGGCGGTGTGCGGCATCCCGACGGCGGCGCCCGTCACGGCGCCAATGATGCCCGCCTCCTTGACGCCCTCATCCCACGGGATCTGCTCGCCCAGAATGAAGCGTTTGGACAGATTCTGACCAATCTGGGCGACGATTTCCTCGATGCCGCCGGTGGCTTCGATGCGCAGCGGTGGCCGCCACGCCGACACCGGCCGCGCGCAACAGCCGCCCCACAAAACCAGCGCGATCCAGCGAAAGTCATGCCAGCCATGGCGGCGCGCACCTTGCCGAAAACGGCCAGCGGCAGCATTTCCGACAACACCTCGATGCCGCCCTCGACCCACGATTCCACCATGGCCAGATCGGCGCGCTGCGCGTGCTGCTGCATGTTGTCGCGGAACTGCCCGCCGGCCGCGGAGGCGCCCATGCCCAGCAGGTACGTATTGGCCAGCAGGCGCGGCCCCAGCGCGGCCGTGAACATCGCCGCAATTCGAGGCGCCTGCGCGGTCACGTGCTCGCCCAGCCAATCAGCCACCTCGCCGGCGCCCTTGAGGTCATCCCATTTCTTGCTGCCGATCTTCGACAGCGGGTTGCGATACCCGGTGCGCTCGAACGGTTCGGCGCCAACGCCGGACACGGCCGGAAACTGGTAGCTGGAACCTGCCGCCTTGAGGATCGGGTTGGCGACGTAGTAGTTGAAGGTGGTCGGCAACAGCCCGGTCACAAACTCGGTCAGCCCGCCGCCCAGCTGCGCCGCTCCGCGCGCCAGCGCGGGCGCGACGTACATGCCGGCGTTCGCCATTGCTTGATTTCGCTGGCGCGCCAGCCAGTCCTGCAGCGTAGGCTGAAACTCGCCGGGCTTGGCCAGCGGCACCGGAGAGCTCCGGTCGACGCCGTCCTCCATGTCCCGGCGGATGCTGAAGCGGATCTCGTCGACCCCCAGCATGGGGTAATTCTTGCGGTACTCGGCCATGCGCTGGTCGAGCGTGCGCTTGGGCCCGGCTTGGGTTGTGGCGGCGGCGCCTCGGGCGTCATCGCCGACTCGACCGCGGCCACCTCGCCCATGGCCGCCGGAGAATCGGCGGCGGCCACGATGCCGCGCGCCATCACGCCGGGCTGGCCGCGCAACTGATCGACGCCGGCCGCGCCGAGCCCGCGCGCGGCCCATGCGGCCATCGAATCGCCCTGGCGCGACATCGGCGCCACCCGGCCCGGCGCGTTGCGCTGCGCCTCGATGGCGGCGTCCGCGCCCGGGCCGTCCATGACCGACTCGGGCGTCTTGCCCATGATGCCGTCGCGCGCCCATTGGTAGGCCCCCGTGGCCACGCCGGCAACGACGTTGCCCGCGTCAACGGCGGCGCCCTTGACGGCCTTGACAGCCGTCTCGGTCATGCTTGGCGGCCGGGTGGCGGCGTCGAACTGATCGAAGGCGGCGCGCAAATCTTCGGTGGCCACGCGGGGCGCCACGACATCGCGGAAATACTGGATCCGGGCTGCTTTCTGTTCGTCGGGCGACAGCGCCTGGTACGCTTTTGACGCAGCCACCTCTTTCCAGGGTTTGGCCTTGGCTGCCGACGCATCGGGCGGCGCGCCCGGGCTCATGCCCCTGGTCTTGATGTCCTGCAAAGGGCATCGCGCTCCTGCTCAAGCGTGGCGCGCGCTGTCGGGTTTTTTTCGTCGCGGATCGTGCGTTCGAGCTCGGCCAGGTTTTCCGGTGTGCGGTTGAAGGCCTGATCGGCGGCGCGCTCTTCGGGCGTCAGGTCGGCCTGGCGGGCGATCCTGGCTTCGGTCGATGTCTGGCGGTCGCGCGTCGGCCCGGTTTTTTCGTCGCCTTGATTGACGACAACGGTGCCGCGACGCGCTGCATTGACGACCGAATCCGGATCCCATTCCATTGGAGCGCCCATTTATTGACCTCCCCACCATTTGCTGAAGTCTTTCCCTGTCGCTGCCGACGCGCCCGCGGCACCACCGGCAACCTCGTCCAGTTTTCGCTGGCGCTCGATTTCTTCCAAGGCTTGGTTTGCGGCCTTCTCTGGCGCCATGCCGCTACGAACGAGTTCGCCCATGCGCGCAACCGACTTGCGGTAATTGGGCTGAGATGTCGGATCAAGGCCTCCAAGCGAATTGGCCTTGAAGTAATCCGCAATGACCGACTTGCCGCGCGACATCCGCATGTCCTCGTTTTTCTGGGTGGCAGCGTCCTGGGCGATCCGGTCGGCCGGCTTGTAATCGCGCGGGTTGTTGGCGACTATCTCGACCTCGCCGCCCTGCACCTTGGCAAGGGATCCGCCGTTGCCCAGGATCTTGTAATCGGCTGGATTCGTCCGGTTGAATGCCGCTTTCATCTGCTCTGGGCTCAACACAATCAGCGGATTGCCGTTGGTATCGTTGATCACGGTCAGCTTGCGCTTAGGGTCATTGGGATACTTGGGGTCCGGCGCGTGACCGATGTCGCCGATTTGCGCGCCCTTCAGGGCTGCCAATGCCCCGCTGTTGGCTACGTTTTGCGCGTATTGAATCGACGCGCCCTTATCGCCGATCTGCATGGAGTGCATGAAGCCGGCAATCAGCATGTCGTTGCTTTGCAGTTCCGACAACGCATTTTTCGCTTTTGCCTGGGCAATCATTTGCGGCAAGGCATCGACGGCGATTCTCGACTGCTCCAGCGCCACCCGACTTGCGTTGAGCTTGGAGCCGAGCTCGTTGTCGGCAGCATCGAAAAAGGTCTTCAGGTGGCCGCGCTGGTGATCAACGGCCTGTTGCTCGATGTCGGTCTTGGTCGAGGTCAGGCGCGATTCCGCACCCACCCGGCCGGTCGCCGCCGTATCGCGCGCAGTGCCCAAGCGCGCTGCCGCGCGCGCGACGCTTCGGTGCGGTCGCCCAGCGTGGAATCCTCTGCGGCCATGCGCTTGATCCCGCTCTCGCGCACCGCGCGCGTGTAGTCGCGGGCGTCCTGCTCGTCGTTGCCCTCGTTGATGCCGCGCAGCACCTGGCCGGCGCCGGTCAGAAGTTGTCCCAATCCCGCCATGTCAGCCTCCCATGCCGCGACGCCGCGCAGCCATGATTTGCGGCGCGTTTGCCGCGTTGCCCTCGATCGCGCGGCGCGCGGTGCCGATGGCGTTGATCACATGCAAGAGCGGGTAGCCCAGGACGTCGGCTGCCGCCTTCTCGTTGACCACGCCCTCGCCGTTGCTCACGGCAATCGGCTGGCCGGTGTCCGACATCGCCGCGACCTCGTCGTCCGTGGGCCCTGCCCGGGCCGACAACGATGCCGCCGTCGGCCATTTTCTTCTTGCCCCGGGTGGCGGCCGGTTGCGGTCCATTTCGCGCAATTTGGCTTCGCGCTCGGCATCCGTGAGGCGGCGCGGCCCGGCGCCCGCGTTTGCAAATTCGGTTTGCGTCATGGTTCCGCCGGCCGGGGCCGACGTTGGCTGGGCCGCCGCCTGTCCGCGGTCGCCGCGCACCTCCATGTCGGCCATCGCCTGGGCATCCATACCGGCGCGGGGCGGCGTGTAGCGGCGCATCGGTCCGGCGTCGGCGAGAAGCATGCGCTCATCGTCGATCACGCCGCCGTCTGCGTACCCGGTCCCGCGACGCGCGGCGCCAATCACGCCACCGTCGCGGAAGCTGAAGTAATCTGGCGCGCTGTCGTTCCACGCCGATGTGCCCGGGCTGTAGCTGCCACCCCAATCGGCATTGTTGTATGGCGTCGCGCCGCTTACAACGCCGCCGCCGCCATTCATGTTGAAGCCATTCTTTGCCCAGTTGGAAGCGGCCGTGCCGGCGGCGCGCGCGATTGGCGCCACCGCGTAACCGGCGTCCATGTTGCTGGTGCGGCCGCGATTCCACGCCTGGTTGAACTGGTTGGCGCCGGCGGTCAGCGCTTGCGACGCGGAGCTCAGTCCTTGCGCCGCCGTTGCGTCCATGTTCCGCCCGAATCCGAATAGCCGCCTGCTTGAGCGTCAGGCCGCGATTGATTTCCGCGTCGCGCGCAGCCGTTTGCGCTGCCGCATCGTTGGCCGCCGCCATCAAGTTGGCGTCCTGCGTCATGGCCATGGCGGCCGGCGAGTCCGGCGAAATGCCTCGCGCGCGCGCCATGTCGGCGCTGGCTTTGAGTGCGGCGGCGGCAGTTTGTGCGCCGGTGCCGTGGGCCGCCCCCATCTTGGCGGCGATCATTTCCGGCGTGCCCGCAGATGAGGCGTCGGCAATGAACTGATCTTCCAGCGGGCACAAACTTCGATTTGTACCGGGCATTCATTTCCTGCGCGATTTGCGTTTGCGCGTTGGCCAGCGCCTCCTGGCCCGGGCTCACGCCGCCACCGCCGCCACCGCCGCCACCGCCGCTGTCGCTCAGTGCACTGCTGACTACGGCGCCAACAACAGGCGCAATAACTGAACTAGGCATCGTTGATCCCTTTCACGATTTTCGAGTACACAACCTCGGTATGCACATACCCGCAGCGCCTGAATAGAACGCTTACATCGTGCGCAGTCTTACAGGCCAGCGTGATGCGATTGACGCCCATGCGCGCCAATTCCGTTTCGCAAAATCGCAACATGCGCAACGCTATCGTGCCTTTCCGGTAATCGGGCAGCAAAAACATGCTGTCCAACAACGCCTCCCGCGAATTGCAGGAATGGCGGCCCTGCTGAATAAAGAACAGGTAATCGCCCACGATCCGGCCGGCATCGCGCGCGGTTGCCATGAACAGCAACCCCATTGCCTCGATCTTGCAGTAGTAGTCGTAGTCGATAGCCAACCCGACGTCGTGGCGGTCTTCTTCCGTTTCCAACCAATGCTGTTGGTGAATGGGCTTTAATTCGTCGACGCATGCGGCAAACGACTCCACCTGAAACGCCGGATTGATCGCGGACCTTCTCGCTGGCTCCTCAACCATGGTCATGCTTGTCATCCGTTCATCCTGTCGATCACTTCGTTGAGCTTGTTTTGAATCTCCTGCGTGGTTGCCGTGCCGTTCAAGCGCGCGATCTGGCCGCCGCTGCGGCCGGTCAGGCGATGCAGCAGTTCGCGCATCGGCTGCAGAATGCGCGCAACGACGGGCTCGATGCCTTGCACATCCGGAATGCTGGGAGTCTTTCGGTCGGTCATACCGTTTTGAGGCTTGGGGCAGAAGTGCCAACCTTGAGGCTGTACACCGGAATGTTGCCCACGATGCGAAACCGCCAGACATCCGAATTGACGTCGGCGGTCATGGTTCGCATGCGGCGGTCGGTGATGGTTTCCGAATGCGTGATCAGCAGCGCGCCATCCACTTCGGCAATGGCCTGGAAGGTCAAGCTGCGCGCGTCGTAGTTGATGGCGTTGGACGGCTGCTCGATCAAGCTCGAACCGTTCCAGACATCAGGTGTTCCACAGGGCCCCGTCGATCTCACCCTTGGTTTTGCCGGTTTTCGGCCGAAGTTTCCGCGCCGGCCAGGATCACCGCATTGGCGGCGGCCGCGGCAGCGGCGGCGGCGGCGGCACCGCCTGGTCGGCCAGCTGCAAAAAATCCCCCTCGATCAGAAAGTAGCCGTAATTGACCGGCTCGGGCAAAGTCACTTCCTTGGTACTGCCACTCGAACGGCGCCAGGTTGAAAGGGTCGCCGTCCCATTCGTAGATGTCGCCGCTCTGGACGATGTGACCATTCGGCCGGTCTCACGATGGCAGCGGTGACTGCCATCGTGGTAAAGCACACGCCCGGAACGTCGCCGCCTTTAGGAAGCACAAACCCGGCACGCTGACCCAGCGTGTCGGTGTAGAAGCCGTAATACCGCCCGTCGCGTAGATCACGCCGATCAGGCTCGACGGAAACGCGCGCGTCTGCCACTCGCCGGTCTTGCCGCCGGTAAACAGGCCGTCGGTGACATTGGCAAACCCGGACAAGCCGCCGCCCACCAGGCCGTTGGGCGACGGATAGAACACGCCGCCAATGCCGTCGGCCATGCCGCGCTTGCTGACCGCGGGCTCCACCAGATCTTCGATTTTGGCCGCGCTCATGTTCGACGGGTGCGTGCCGGTCACCACATACGGGATGCCGGCGGTGGCCACCACCGTGGTATTGCCGTAGGCCTTGATACCCACGATGGTGAACTGGAACGTGATCTGCGGATAGGAGCGGCCACGCATGCGGTGTGCCCGGCTCGGAAAGCACAACACGTTGGCATAGAAGCCGGCATATCCGCCGCCCGGCAGATCGATCAGGCCGCGCATGGCCTCCGCGGCTCCAGCCAGGCCGAACCGGTGGTGTACGGATCGAAAGAGGCGCCACCACGCCCAGGCCGGTGTCGACCGTTATGTCGGTGTAGGTCGTGGCGGTGGTATCGGGAATGTCGGCCAGGCGCTGGTAGGCCGTCAGCCCGTTGCTGCCCACCAGGGAGCGGTAGATCCGCCGCCCGGTGATGTTGTAGTTCCGGGTCCAAAGCGGCGCGCCGGTCGCGGGCGTGGCCGGCGTTCCTGGTGGCTACCTGCGAAGGTGAACGTGCTGGGGTCGATCACCGTGATCACGAACGTGCCGTTGTATTCCGGCTGCGTGGCGCCGGACATGTCGGCCTTCGACTTGTCGCGCAGCCGACGGACCCGCGCACGTTGCCGTAGCCGTCGAGCCGCTGCGCACGATGGTGCAGGATTTCTTGCCGGTATCGATGGCTGACAGCGCCACCGTGAAGCCGGTTGCGCCGAAAGTCACGGACGCCGACACCGGGCTGGGCGGACCTTCCTCGCCGCAGCTGTCGTAGAAGGTCACCACATAGGTACGCGCGCTGTTGGGCGCGGACCCGGCGGTGGTCACCGATACGCTCGGCACGGCCGGCGCCGGCAGGCCCATCTCGGCAACGGCTTCGAACGGATAGTCGGCGCCGCTGGTGGCCAACAACAAATTGGTCTTCTTCGGGCTGTTGTCGCCGGTGTAGTAAATCCGCCGCTGAGGTGTCGCCCGCCAGCGGGCCGGGCACGGCATCGACGTCGGTCAGCCAGTTGAGCCAGTAGTCGGTCACGCCGTCAGTGAGCCGTGTAGAGCGCCTGCACCACGCCGCTGGCCGCCTTGCTGGCCTGTCGGTCACCTTGAGCGGTCGCGCCCAGCTGCGCAACTCCCCCGAAAACGGGTCTCGAGGTTGTTGGCGGTGATCGCGTTGCGGATGTCGATCAGCCGATTCGAGATCCGCGGCAAGTGGTCCCGGCAAATCGATCAAACTTCAACGCAGGCATGTCACCTCATCCCAGTAGATTGGCCTCGGCCTCGCGGCGCAGCACCAGGCCCGGCAGCCTCTCGCCGCCGCCCATCACCCATTTGCGGATCTGCGTTCGCGCCTCGGGCCAGTCGCGCGCGTTCACAACACGGCGCAGCGTGCTTCCGGCGTAGCGGGTCGGTCCCAAATTGAACACAAACGAGGTGATGGCGGCCAGGCGCCGGTCGGCCTCGGTCTGCAACACCGGCGAAAGGCGCAGCGCGTGCGCCATGTAGCGCGGCAACTGATCGGCCAGCATGGCCTCGCCGGTTTCCAGCGTGATCGGCGGATGATCGGGTTGGCACAACGACCCGTAGCCGATCGTCCAGTATCCGGCCGGGCAGACATACGGCACCGCCAGCACCACCGGCTTGCGCTGCACAACCTTCGCAAACCCCTCGAACCGCTTGACCAGGTCGGTGCATTGTTGCGGAACCGGCCTCATTTGCCCATGCGTCGGATGGCGCGGTCGACAAACCAGAAACCGATGATCGACATCATCACCGCATGGTCTTCAGGCTTCCACAGCACGGTGACCGCGCTCAACCAGCTGGAGCCCGATTGCAGCACCAGATAAAGCGTGGCGGTCTTGTAGCTGCCGTAGGCGGACAACGCAATACCAGAACGTGAGCACCGGGCGCACCAGCGCGCTGATGGCATCCACCCAGGGAACGCCGGTCGGCGCACCCTGTGCCCGGGTGGCCTCGATCATTGCCTGCAGCTCCTGGGCATCGATCTGGATGTCGCCCTGCATCTCAAGTTTCTGCATCTCCAGCTTCGAGCGCTGCTCGTCGGCGCGCATTTGAAGATCGAGCATCGCGGCGCTCACGCTCGCGCTCCTTCTGCTTGTCCCAGAGCTTGAAGAGAGTTCTGGCATCAGGCGGAACGCACCGCCAAAGTATCTGGCCGAGCAATTCGATCATTGGGCCCCCTGGCGTCGCCTGTCAAACAAGATCAGTCCGCAACTGGCCGTCAGCCAGATCCAATCCGGATACGTGCCCTGCCCTTCAATGATGTGCGCCATCGACCCCATGCTGGCCATGGCCAGCAGCGCATAGCTGCCGCCAAAGGCCAGCCACGGCATGTAGGGGCGGCCGCGTCCCGCGCAAGTGCATGCAGTTGATGACCAGCACGCACCGCACCACCACCACGCCCGCCAAGGCCGCGGCGACGGCGGATTGCAGCCATTGAGCGACGAAATAGCCTTGCATTACTTGGGCTCCTTTAGCCATGGTGCACGCGCCACCAGTCCCAGCGTCATCGGCACAATGGTTGGGGCCGGTGACGCCGATGGCCGAAGCGCTGCCGCGCGCCGCAACACATCCAAGGGCAGCTTCGAGGTCCAGGCCATGTATTCCACGATGGCCGCCGACACGATGGGTGAAAAATAGCCGGCCAGCACACAGGCGGCAAACAGCGTGCCTGCCAACGTCCGCTTGGTCATGGGGCCGATATGCTGAAGCGCGATCAGGCCGCCAAAAAAACCGATCAGGAGCGCGTCCCATTGCATGCCGAAAATACTGCCCGTCAGCGTCATGGTGCGTGGCGGCCGAGGGTGATGCCGGATATGGTGGGTTCAGTCATTACGCCCCCGGTGTCTATGTCTTGATGCAAGCCAGCAACGCAATGTTGCGCGGGCGGGTTTCCGCCGCCGTGCGCGGCGTTCCGTTGACCCCGTCCGATGATGGATTGCCGGTGTTCGACGGATAGTTGTCCCACCATCCGGCGCCGCCCGCGTTGTTCAGCCCGCCATTGGTTTGCCCATATGGGTGCACGTGACCTTGGAAAGCATCGAGTTGTGCCGAACCGAACACGCGCCCCGAATCCACGCCGCGCCCGTCGTCAAAGCCGCGCACGAATTCGCCACGCAAGTCAGGCAGGTTGAAAGTGGTGACGTTGTCGCCGACGCCGAACGTGGTGCCAATGGCCGCAAACAACGGCGCATAGGTAGTGCGCGACACCGCGCTGCCGTCGGCCTTGAGGTATCCCGCGGGCGCCGTGGCGCGCGCCACATGGATGATTGTGCCGGACGGCACCAGGGCGGTGGCGTCGATTGGCGCGACGGTCACCAGAACGAAATTGGTGCCGTCGTAATACGCCAAGTGCCATGAGCCCGCCTTGATGTCGCCGACAGCCAAGGCGCCGCCGTCTCGATTCTTGAGCGTTTTGGCGCCAATGGCGTTCAGGTTTAGCGTTGCCGCCACCACCGTGTTGGCATTGGGAAACTGCACCAGGTAAAGCTGCTGCGTCAGCACCGTGATCGCCGGCGACAGCGTGCCCGCGTAGGAATCCGGTGCCGGTCAGCACCGCTTTGCGGCCTGCTGTCGACCTCTTGGGTGACCAGATCATTCATGAGCGCCGCGCACGGCCGCAACTCAAGGCGGTCGCCCACGGCCAGCGTCAGGGCGCTGGTGCCGTCCTGGGCGCGCACGATTGTCAGGTTGTCAGTGGACCGGGCGGTGATCTTGATGATCTCCAGCGATCCGTCGGTCTTGATGAACGTGCCGTACGTCCACTCGCCGGCCACCAGCGGAATCCGCGCGCCGTGTCCGCCGGTCAGCGCGCAGGAAAGGTCGCCCGGGTTGACCGGCGCCGCCAGCGTGGCATAGGAATTGTTGAACACTTTGACGGGCATGCCGAGCTCCTAAAATAGTGGGCGCGCACGCGCGGCCTGGAGCGGCCAAAGCCGCGCTGGACCTGAAGGCGGGCCGCCGCGATTGCGTCCTCGAAGGCGCTTTCGGCCTCGGCGGCCAACTGCGCATTTCCCCATGGCTTCTTGGCCATCTTGTAAAGAAGCGCGCGCGCGCCCTTGGCAATGTCATCGCCGTATTGGGTCCACAGGATGGTGTCCACATCGGTGGTCGATACCAGCGGCTGATACACCACGCGCATGATCAGGCCGCCGGTCATGGCTGCGGTCGGGATCGGCACCAGGCGCACGGTCACCGGCGAAAGGCTGGTGATGAACAGTGGTGTGCCGGGTTCGTAGACCAGTTGCCACCGTACAGCGCGGAGAGGTCGCCGGGCGCTTTGTCGGCTAGCTCGTTGCCGTTGAACCATGACTCCAGCCGCCTGGTTACCTGCAGGCCGGACGGCGGCGTGTAGGCATAGGTGGACTGGTTGGCCAGCACGTTGATGGCCGGCATGAAATCGTTGAGCACCCAGCTGCGCGCGCAAAAATCCAGTATGGCCTCTTGGATCTGGGATAGCGCCAGCGGCAAGTCCAGGCCCGGCATCCACGGCAGCACCTGGTCGTACCAGCTTGACACCGGCACGCTGGTGCCGGAAACGTAGATGGTCATGGCTTACAGCAGATCGGCCGCGCCGCCGAACTGGGCCACATAGGTCTTGACATAAGAGTAGATCTGCGCGCGCGTCATTTCCGGGCTGAACGCGGCGCCGGAAATGCTGACCTGGCACGAAGACATCGGCGCAGCCTTGGCAAGTCGCGCGGCTTCGCAATGCGTAGCCGTACATCACCACGCGGTTGCTCGCCTCGCGGTGGTCCTCGGCGTTCCTCGCCCACGTTCCAGTAGGCCGCGTCGATGCCGAAGTCGGTGCTGATGTTTTTCCCGAGTGCCATGATGGCTCCTTCAGTAGTAGTACGGAATCCGCACTGCCGTGCCGTTGATCTTGGTGGTGAGATACCCGAGCGGCGTAGCGGGCAGCGCGCTGGCACCGCCGGCTACGCCGACCGTGGTGCCGGTCGTCTGCCCGGAAAACTCGACGGCGCTGGCAATCTCCAGCGCGCCGCCGGACGCCGAAATCTTGGGGTTTTGCGTGACAAGCGCGCCGGTCACGTTGACCGTGCGCTGCGAACTGGCGGTGTGCGCTGATGCGCATCTGCGGAGTGGCGGTCCCGCCGGTCGAAAAAGCAACCCGGTCCCTGACGCCTCGCCTTGAATGCGGGCCCATTCGGACGTCCCGGCGTTGTTGTAGAAGCCAAGCGCCCCGTAGAGGTCGTCGGACGCGCGTCCGCGCAGAAACAGGCCGATAGCGCCGGAGTCGCCAATCACATCCAAGCCGCCCGTGGAGCAGCAACCTGCCGCTCCGTGTTGGATGTCTGAAACACAATCGGAGCGGCGGCGCCTTGCTGGATGTTGAGCGCTCCCAGTCCGGTGTTGATCAGCGAAGCGGCTCCATCCGCGCCTCCCAGTCGAATGAACCGCGCCTCGAAGTCGGTGCCCACCCCGCCGTGCAGATCGAGATACGCGGGCCCGTTGCCGTGCGCCGCGCGCCCACCTCGATGGCGGCGTCGCCTGTCGCGACGCCCGCCCCCGTCGATATGATGTCCGCAAAATTGCCAACGCCGGTGACCGTCAGGGTCGCAGTACGGCCGCCGAAGGCGTCGTGCCACCGATTGGGCAGGCATTGATGGTCACGCCGGTCATCGTGCCGGACGTAAACCCGGCGCTGCTGGGGTCTTCCAGGATCAGGTCGGTGATGGTGACCGTCGGAATCGGCGCCGGTGACCACCAGCGAATACCGCCCGTCGGCCGCATAGAACTCGAAGTAGCCCTGCGCGTCGGTGGTCACCGGGTTGTTCCTGGGCGTCACGCCGTTGTCGGCGTATATCACCGCCGGCAATCCGGTCGACAGCATCAATACTTGCACCGAAGCGTTCGGCACCGGCAGGCCGGTGGCGGCGTTGGTGATGGCGTTGAAGTATTTCTGCATGTCAGGCCAGCAACTCTTTCTGGAAATGCTCCATGAGCGAGGCCGTGCGCCCGTCCTGCGATATTCTTCTTCGCGCAATTCGCAGTACGCCACCACCGCCAGCACGAAAATGTCCTCGTATTGCGGACTCAGCGGAAAGGTGCCGGTCAGCGTCAGCGCCGCCAGCGGCGTGGTGTACCGGCCGATCCACAGATCCGGGCGCTGGCGGCGGTCCAGCCGCAGCAAATCGTTCAGGTGATCGAGCACCGTGGCATCCGGGTATGCCGCGTCTTGGACCCATCCTTGGTCATGACGCGGGCCCGATCAATGATTTGCTGCATTGTCGACGGCATGCTTGCGCTCGTTCAGGCGGAAAGCGTCAGGCGGAAGCCGTGTCGACGGCCGTTTCGGCGTCGTCGAGCGCGGCCTTGAGCGCGGCTTTCTTGGCCTCATCCGTTTCGGCCTCGTACTGGCCCTTGAGCGTCGTCACGTTCGGCGATCAAAATCGCCAATTCGCGCTGTTTCTTGGCCGCCTCCTCCTTTTCGGCCAGCGCCTTGAGCACCTGTTTGCGCAAGGTTGCCAGCGGCGTGGCGAGGTTGAGCTTGATGTCCAGATTGTTGGTTGTCACGTACTCGACCAGGGTCATCTTGTCCATGGACGCGATCGGATTGGTGGCGGGCGCCGGTTGCGGCTCGTCATCGTCCTGATCGTCGGCGCCGGCTTTGGCGTTCTGCACGATTTCCGCGGCCGCTTGCGGGTCGTCGGGCAAAACCACTTCATAAGCCTCGGAAATGCGCAGCAAGCGCTTGACATGAGCCGATGCCGTAACGTCGCACACATGCGGCGCGGCCAGAAATTCGAGCGTGTGCGGTTTGAGGTCCGCATTTTCGGGACCGAAAAATAGGTGACGCCGTCGAGTCTCACCTCGGTGCCCTCGGGCGCTTCAAAACGCATTCGGATCTGCATGTGGGATCTCCGTCATGATGAAAAAACGGGGGCACCCGCAGGCGCCCCCGAAAGCAATTCCCGCCGCACCGGGTGGCACGGCAAAGAAACTGCAGCGAACTGCGGGTTAGCAGCCCACCACGCCGGCGCCGCGCATGGCTGCCGCGGGACGGGCGGTACTCAAGCGTCAAGCCGATGCTGGGGTCGGCAATCGTCCAGGTTGCGCGGCCGTGCCGTCGGTCACGGTGGCGTTGTAGGCCGTGGTGCCCAGCGCGACGGGAGACTTGACGCACCCGTCACGCCGGCGGTCGTGCATTTCACGCGCACGCCGTTGGGCAGGTAGATGAAGTCGTTGACGCTCACCGACAGGCCGGGCTGCCAGAAACCACGGTTGACGTTCAGCAACGTCAGCGGCACGACGGCGGTCGCCGGCGCCGCCTGGATCCGGATGGCAATCGAGCCGGTCGAATTCCACCGGCAGGACGCGCATGCCCTGAATCCGCGTCATCCTGGCAATGCCCGCCGTTGCGGGCCGTGGTGTCGGACGCGAAACTCGGTGCCGATGGTGCGCGCGGCCACCGTGTCGCCCGGAAAGCCGGTCATGATGCCGCAGTCGAAACCGATGGTTGGCGACGCATTGGAATCCAGGTCGTCCGTGTCGATGATCACATCGACCGGCACGTGGCCCGCCGGAAGAATTAGCATTTCGAGCTGGTCGTTGAGCAGAAGCGCCGCCGTGATCGGCAACACCACGCGGTGAGAGGCGCCATCGGCGCCGCGTTTCATGTTGGGCGCCGGGCGAATGCCGCGGACATCCGGAGTTTGGTAGAGAGGCATGGTCGTGTTTCCTTGTAAAGAATGAATCGAAAATGCGCGGAGACGAATCCCCGCGCGTCAGTTCGTTGTGCCGGTCAGATCAGCCCGGATCGGCCGCGGCGGTGTCCACGGAGATCACGCCGAAGTCGGTGCCCACGCTGTTGATGGCGAACTGGCATTTCTTGAAACCCCAGATGCAGCCGGAATCGACAACCAGCTGATTGCCGCGGTCGTCCATTTCCTCGTGCCAGTCAAAGCGCATGCCGGTACCGGGAGAGCCAAACGCGATCGCACCCGCCTGCACACCCATGAACAGGGAGCGCGCGGCCGCCACGTTTGAGCCGGCGCCGTAGTCCGAGAAGCGGACCACCGCCTTGTGCATGTGGAGCACGACGTTGTTGATCATGCCCAGGCCGCCCTTGAAGATGGGCGACTTGTTGCCGACGGCCGTGGCCATGGCCTTCTGGTAATCCGACCAGGTGTTGGTGCCCGACGCGGTGCGCAGGTCGTAGGCCTGGAACGGATTCATCAGCAGGACGTAATGCTCCTCGCCGTCGATCATGATCGGCTGGATCTGCGGCAGTTGCTGCGACGCCGCCGCCCATCATGGTCGCCTTGACCACCAGGCGCTCCACCACCGTCGGCGACATCTTGTCGGCCGAAGTCAGCGAGGCCTTCGAGGTTGCCGAGCCGCCGTACAGGATGTGGTTGCTGGTCCGGCACCTGCAGCGGGGTCGCCTCCGGCGCGTGCCGGTGTAGGCTGTGGAGAACGCGGTAATCCGCGTTGACGCCGGCGCGCGCCCGAACAAGTACATGAAGATGATCTCGTCGAAGGATCCGCGCCCACCATCCGGGCGAGCCGGCGTTTGGCGATCTTGCGCATGTCGTGGAGGGTGCGCTTGCGGGGTCATGCGGCCGCCCGCATCTTTCACCCGTGCCGCAGCTGATCGATGTACAGCTGGTCGGCGTTGAGCTTCAGGTCTTCCTCGGTGCCCTCGAGAACGTCGCCACCCTCGATGCCCTCGCCCTTGAGTTGCATCGACAAGTCGTTGAGCCACCTGCTCCCCCGCGTCGCTTTCCAGCTGCTCAAGCACCGACGATGGGAGCGCCGGGGTCTTCGCCTGACCCCGTAGTACTTCTTGGAAAAATACGCGCTCCGGCCGACGTCAACGGCCAGGAAACCGCTCCATTTCTTGACTGCTTTGGCGTCGTTCAAACCGACGATAGTGCATGTGCCATGTGTGGCTCCTTTCAAAGTGGAGCGCACATCCAGCGCGCGTTGAACAAATCCCGCGCTGGGGACGGCCGCACCCGCGGCCAAACCGGTCTCCTGCTGCTTGATGCCTTGCCGCGCCGTCATGTACGGCGGCGTGACGGCGCGAGAACTTTCTGCACCTTGACCTCGCGGGGCGCGTCGATCACAAGCCGCGCCCGCGCGCCCGACTCTCCGCGCAATGTGACGGTGATGCGCCCGGAATCCAGGCTCAACGGGGTGCACCGCACGCGCAAATCGAAGGACAATGCCATCGGCTTATTGACGCATGAAGGCGCTCGGACCGTTGCGGCCATCCCGAGCGCTCCATGCGGGCCAGCGCGTTTTCGTAGGCGATTCCGTTCAGGCCTTCAAGGTCGGCGAATTCGCCGGCGCCTGCGCCTTCCCTGCCGGCTCCTGGTCGGCGGCCGGCGCGTCGCGGCGGAGCGTGGTCACGCGGTCCGTGGCGGCGTCGCGGCGCGCCTTGAGGGCCGAAGCCACCTTGTCCTTGGCCGCAAGCGGCTTGTCCGCGTCGGCGCCGGCGGCCGGGGCCGCCAAGCCCATGTCGGCACGGAATTGCTTGTCCGCCTCGATCAGGATCCGCCGCCGGGTCCAGCGCTGGCGGTCCGGGTTGGCCTTGATCGCCTCCTCGCTCACAAGATCGCGCACGATTGCGTCAAACGCACGGCCTGCGGATTTGCTTTGGTAGATCGCGCCTGGTCGGCTGCGACATGAACGCGGCCACCTCGGCGGTCCCACGCATTGGTTGCGGCCTGCTCCGATCATTTCCGCGGCCAGCGTGGCCTTGAGCGTCGCGGTGTTGAGGGCCTGGCGCTCGGTCTCAAGCTCTTCGCGCTGCGACTCGTATTCGTCGATGTCGATTTCGCCGCTGCGGGAATTGCTGGCCCAGCGGCTCTCGAAGCGCCGCCGGCGTTGGCTTCGACTCGCTCCTCGGTGATCCGCCGGCACCTCGGCGCGGTAGGGCGATCGCGGGGTTGCCGCAAACGCATCGTCATCGTCAACTGACGGTTGCGGCGGCATCCGACGTGTTGCTGGCGATTTCGCGCAGCGTCTCGGATTCGCGCCCCAGTCCATGTCGCTGGACCCGTCGTCATCGCCGCGAATTGCGGCGCGCTCGGCCGCAGTCAGGGCGTCCCATTCGTCATGGGCAACGTCATCGGGCCGACCGTCGGTTGCGGATCGACGTCATCGTCGGCGGCGGCGGCGCCGGTCGTTTTTTCCACTGCCGCCTCTTCATCATTCGTGTGCCCGAGCAGTTTTCGCAGCAGATAGCTCATGGATCAATCCTTGTCGTCGTCGAACTCGGCCTGTACTTTCTTGAGCTCGTCGAGGCGCGCGGCGGCGAGCTTGCGGACACGTTTCATCAGCTTGGCGTCCTTTTCGATTTGCTCGGCACGCATGAGCGTGTCGAGCGCGCTTTGGGCCTCCCAGTCATCTCTCGCCGGAGAGGTATAACGCGCCGTTGGTCTGCTAGCCATGAAAGTCTCCTACGTCGGGAACGGTTGTGTGACCAGCCACGCCTGGTAGACGGGAATGCCCGCTCGCATCTGCGCAGCGGCATCGCAGGCGCCACGCCTCTTGCTGCGCCAGCTTGGCCGCTGCGGCAGCGGTTGCCGCATCAATCTGCGCCTGCGTGGGCGGCGTCGGCGGGTCGGGGATCACATCGGTCTGAGGCCATCCGCAAAACGGATGCCCGGGCATGCATCTCGGTGCCGGTCTGGAGCCGCGTCACCGGGTCGTAAACCGGCACCGGCACCGGCGCGAACGGGTCGAAGACTTTAACAAGGCTGACCACATACGGCGAGCGTCCGTCCCACATGCAGGCGTAGGTCGCGCCGGCCAGCGGTATCTGCGTCGGGTTGCCGGGAGCGCCACCACGCTGCAAGACATGCGCAGCCACCGCTGCCGCGCCGCTGGACTCAACGAGCGCCCTGATGCCGTTCAGCGCCGCCAGCGCGCCGCCGGAGAGCGTGCTGATCTTGGCGTTGGGGTTACCGTCTAGCCACGCGCGCAGCGCCGCCAGCCGGGTCTGGAACGTGGCGAACTTGACCGCATCGCTGGCCGACAGTTCGACCGTGTCGTAGGCGTAGTCGCCGGATGGGGTTTTGACGTAGAAGTGCATCAGGCCACCATCGCGGTCAGTTGGGCGTCGGGAACCTGAGCATTGAACAGCCGCACATTGCGAACTGGGAGTTCACCCACCCCGATCCGCTGGCAGTCCCAATGTTGATGGTCGGCCCCAAATTCATTGACCCATCGAAAGCCTTGTTCAGTCCCGCCCCCGCGTCGGTTGTCTGCTTGCATGACAACCGACTGCCGCCCCATGCCGACGCAAGTTTGACCGGGGTATTCAGCGGCGTCGGCGTTGCCGTGTCGGCAAAGGTTGTGCCGTCGTGATGTGTACGCTTGAAGCAACGTACCCAGCGCCAACACCGCTTGCGATGGATAGATCGGATATGAATTTGGCGCAGCGGCAGCCCACCGAGTCACTTCCGCGTAGGCTGTGCCGACAGAAGATGACAACGACCCCGCTGGATAACCCAACACATCGGGATTCCGCGTCGCCGCTCCGGTGCTCGTCGGGATCGGGTTGGTCGCGCCGCCGTTGGTGGCCTGTTCGACCTGCGGGTAGGCAATGCGAATGGTGAAATCGATATAGGCGGCTGGCAGGTTTGCCAAGTAAAAGTAGCCGCCGTTTATCTGATCGATGCCCGATGCTGGCGTTGTCGCATTACCGGATAGCCTATTTGCCGACAGCGCCCCGGTAGAAGGCAGCACAGCAGGACCACCAAAATACGTTATGGATGTGACGTAGGCTCCGCCCAAGTACAAATCCGACCCGTATAAAGTGTTGACAGCAGGGTTCGTTCCCGCGACCAGCTTTGCGTATACCGATCCGCTCCATTTTTGCGACAACCCTGCAACGGCTCGTAACGATGCGTCGGTGTTGATCTGGATGTACGCCAGCGGAACGCCGTTCGTCCCGTTGAACCGGATGTCGATATACGGCATGCCATTTTCAAAACCTAGCAAGACGGTCTGCGTCAGGCCGGGTCGTTGACGTTCCAATGGACCAGTTGGTCGGTAGCGCGCCACCCGAGCCGATCACGCCAGCAACAGCACCAGCCATCGTGTTGTTGCGCACGATGTTCGTTCTCCGCCTCCTCGCACAGATAGCCGAGATTGGTGGCTGCGGGGATCGGGGCGTAGGTGCCGGTGTCGATGGGGCCGACGGCTGCGGTGGTTGTGGGGACGTAGGCGTCGCTGATTGCAATGCTGTTGGGCCGGAACGACGGCGATGACATATACACCGTCTGCCCTGTGCCGTTGTATGTGGCGAAGTCTGGAGCCGATTTAAGAGACAGCCAAGGAGCCGACCCCAACCCGCTCGGGAACGTCGCACGCAGCGTTAACAGCCGCCACCCGTTGCCCACATCCACGATGGTCTGCGACTGCGATACGTTGCCATAATTGGCTGCGCTGATGGTCATTGCCGACAGGCTGGTGCAGGTCAGCCTTGCGCCGTTGGCAAGCGCCGCGTCGTTTATCTCGATTGAACAGGTGTCTCTGGTGCCAGCCTTGAAGTACGCCGAAAGCGTAACCGAAAAGGCGTTGGGGACGGTTGGGTTGATGCTGATGCGGTGGCTGTGGATGCCAGCATTTTCCGTGAACAAAAACGCGGCTGCTCCGGCGAACGGGACGCCGCCAGCATTGGACGCCACACAGGTGTCTGCCCCTGTTGAAGGCCACGTTGCGCCAGCGGCAAGGTTCTCCGACTGCAACAGCAAATTCTGCGTATACACCCGCGCCTGGTCGAAGTAGCGCACGCCGTCCACATTCGCGCCATGCCACGGTGAGGACAGCACGCCGTTGCTGACGTACTCCGACGGGCCTTGCACGGCTTCGTTGGTGATGTCCTCAAGTTGGGCGTAAACCAGCGTCATGGTTGTCGCTGTAGTGGCCGCACCGGCATCAGCGCCGAAACGACAATGCAGCAGAACCCACTGTGGCATTTTGCGCAGGGAAAACGCCCGTAAATTCCGTGGGAGTTGCGGTCAGCGTCACTGTGCCGCCGATAACCACATTGTCTACATTGTTTGATACGCCTATGCGCAAAGTGCCGTCGCCGGAAGCAACAAAGCGATATGCAAATATGCGTCTTGCGGATGGATAGGAGGTGCTTGCATCCAACGCAGCCCGTTGGCAGGAAAGCTGCATGTAAGAGGCAAAGTTTTAGTCGCGCCACCAGCTACGCTCCATGTAACATCGTTGAGCGTTTCGGACTTCAACACCAAATTTTGCACCCGCCGCGCCCCATGAAACCGCGCCTCCCCGACAGCACCGGGACGATCCGCGCTTCGAAGTCGGTGACGGTGGCGGGGTGGCGCGGGAGAACGAGGGCGCCCAGGCCTACCCCTGCCGTCAACGAGCGGGTAAGCGGCGCCTCAAAGATCGGGCGCAAAGCCGACCGTATCCTGGTCAGCGATACGGTCGACAGTCCCAGGTTCATGGCGTCAGATCAGTACACGCTCACCATGAGCGAGGCCGTGGTGTTTGTCGAATTCACCCGCCTGGCGCGGATCGGCAGAAAGTGCCGGCCGGCACGTTCAAGAACGTGACCACGGTGTTGTCCCACATGGCCACTGCCACGTTGCCGGCGCCGCCGACGTAGATTGCGCGCGACACGTAGGTCAAATCCGCGCTGTCACTGGGCGCGACTGTCTCGGCGCCGTTCGCCGGCGCGTCATAGCCGGCGATCTTTTCGTGTTTGTGCTCCACGGCCGGCATTTCAGCCTCCCATCGGTGGTGGTGATTGATCGGGCCCGGCGGGCGCGGCCTGCTGCATGTCCATCTGGCGACGGCTGCGGCAATCCGGGCGGCGTCGGTGCGGCAGCCGCCTGGCCCGGCACGGGTTTGAAGCCGGCGCCTTTCAATATCTCGTCGGCTGCGCGGCGCGATGCCTGGCGATGCCAGCACCATGCCGGCGCCTTCCATGGCCTTGATGATCGATTCGACCGCCCGGGCCATGGCGTCTGCCTCCAGCTTCTCGCCGTTGGCCATGGCGGCGCGCGCCTTGCCTTCTGCCTCCCGCACTGCGGCGATCATCTGGGCCCGCGCCAAGGCCTGCTGCTCGGCTTGGGCCTGTTTCGCCGCCATGGCTTCCTGCTGCTCTTCCGGCGACATCGGCTTGTCCGGATCTCGATGGCCGTTGATCTTGCGGATGCGCGCCACCAGCTCTTCCTTGCCGGGTACGTCGAAATACTCCATGACCAGATCGAGCAGCTGGATGCCTACCTCGGGCGGCGTTTCGCCCAGCATTTCCATCATGGTCTCGAACATGGCCATCCGCATCGATTCGCGGAAGTCCTGCTCGGACACCACGAAATCGGCCTCGAACCGCGTGATGTCGTTCAGGAACTGCACCTCCGCCATCCTGGTCGAGAATTCGGCTCCCCGGTGGCCGCATCGCGCATTGGCTGGTTCGATCTCCAGAAAATCCGGCCAGCCGCGGTTGCCGCGCGGGCCCTCCGATGTCCGCCACGGTCTTGGGCTCGGTGAAATACTGCTCGATCCGCGACAGGCGGATCTGGCCCAGCCCACTTGAACGCATAGAGCGCAGGTTGTCAAACGGCGCGGCTGTGACGGTGCCGCCCTGATCCTGACGGCGCTGGATCGCAATGCCGCTGGTCGCGTTGGTCTTGGCGCCGAGGTTTTCGTCGGTGACGCCGCTGCCGGATTCCATGAATCGGACATCGAGCTCGGCCAGCCGTACCTGCTGCTCGGCGAGCTACGGCGTCCTTGATCTCCAGCGCGCGGCCTTTGCGGCGCACGACAATGCCGTCGGGGCGGGCCACCTCGTCGCGGAGCTCGTCAATGTCATCGACGGCACCCTCTTCCATCTCGACGCGGCGGGTAGCCAGCAGAAATTGCGCCTTGCTCATGCGCTTGTTGAAGTCGTCCGGGGCGTCCCGCAGGCGCCGCATGATGCCGTCAGGGCAAGGCCGTCCGGCCCGCTGACGAGCAGCACCAGACCGGCACAGACGGCAACCGGTTGCAGGCGGTACGGCTGGCGCGCTCCTCGATGATGCCGCCCTTGACCAGGATGGCGACGGCGCGTTGCCATGACCACGGCGCTCGTAGCAGGCCCACCGCGCCATTCCGGTACGGCGCGCACGTGCATGCGGTCGTCCGGGTTGTAGGTGTGGCCGTTGAAAACATCGCCGCGAATGATCTGGCGACGCGCCGGCTCCCGGAACCACATTTCGACGCAGGCGCACCCGCTGGCGGCGGTTGTGCGCGCTGAAGGTGTCGGTCGTGACGATTGAGGCGCCGGCCGTCGGCAGGCTGGTATCGCGCATGGTGCAGCACCGCTGGCCGAGATCGTAGGACTTCGTCCTCGTCGCCGTTGGCCAGCGCGTCGTTGGCGATCCGCTTGACGACCGCAGCAGCGCGGCCCGGCCGGAAAGGCGCGACCGCCATGTCGAGGTCGATGCTTTTGAGGCGCACGACATAGCGCCAGTCGCTGCCATCAAGGGACCGTCCGCACGAATCCCACAGCATGTTGCGCCACGACTCCCAGCCCGAATACAGGGGCTCGTCGGTGATGTCGGAGCGGGCCCCCTCTTCAAGCCAGCCGATCCCCACCTTGACAGCCTCGGAAAACGCGAAACTGCGGGCCAGCCCGGCGTTCGAGACGTCGCTGACGTACTTCATGAGCTTGGTCTTGCGGTCGGCGTCGTCGATGGCCTCCTGGCCGCCCTTGCGGGCCAGGATCTTGTGATCGACCCGGGTGCGCCTCTCGGTGCCGATCATCCAGTCGATCTTCTGCGCCGCAAAGTTGAACACCAGCGGCGCCTGGCCGCGCTCTTCCAGCGCGTCGGCATCGTCCTCGCGCCACTGCAGGCCGTCGTAGTAATCCTCGTCGAGCGCCATTTCGAGGCGGTTCGCGCTCTGCTTCTCGCGCTCCTGCTCGTACCAAGACCAGAGCCGACCATGCAGTCGCCGGGCCCTGTCGCTGTCGAGCGGGTTTGTCGGCTGCGTCGAGGCGTCGATGTCATCGTCGCCCGATGACCCGAAAACAGGATCGTGAGCCGCCTGCGCCCGCACGTTTTCGATCAGCGCCATCAATGCACCTGGGCGCTGGTCAGAATGCCGGCGTCGCTCATGGCTTCGGCCATGGCCTGCGCTTTGGGCACGCGCACATCGTGCTCGGCCACCACCTTTCCATCCTCGCGGACGATGATCTGGCCGCCCGACACCATCTTTCTCCGCGCGCCTCGGCGCCCGGCATCCGGCTTGGCCATCACCAAATCGTCCAGGTGATCGGCCACCAGCGTGTACACCTCGTGCGCGTTGGCCTTGGTGGGCTCCATGCCCATGACGGACAGCCCGCGGATGATTTCGCGGATGGCCAGGGCCGTGCGCTCGATGCGCTCCATGTCGCCCTCGTCAACGAGCTTGTCGGGGTGGTATTTCCAGGCCGACGCCAGCGGGACGCCAAACGCGCCGCGCGCCACGCCGCGGTGGAGCGGCCAGACAAACAGTGCGGGCTCATCGTGCAAATACTGCAACGACAGGCCGAACTGGCCCCGCCTCCACGTTCTTCGCGCGGCGGTGCCGCCCAGAATCGACTGGCATGCCTAGTTTGCTCTCCATGTGTGCGTGCGCCGGCGTTTGCCGAACACGCGATCGGTTACGACCGGCTCACGCCAGCCTGTGAATTCCTGTGCCTTGGCCACCAGTTCGGCCACCTCGTCGAGGAACGCATCCACGCCGTCCGGCTCGGTCGCCGTCGCGTCGTACAGGTTCCGCAGGATGTCCTTGGCCGCAGCCGCCTCGACGGCACGCACGCTGTCGGCCATGCCCAAATCGAACGCCCGGCCGCCCACCATCAAGCGCACCGTGCTGTAACGCTTGCCGCGATACCAAGCCGAGACCGCCTCGATTTGAATCGCCATCAAGCGGTTCTCCAGCTGCGCGCAGCCTTCTGTTGCTTGGTGGCGGCCATGGGCACCATCTGGCGGTGCTGGGCAAACTGCATATATGCGTCGGTGCCGTTCGAGGCCCAGTTGTGCAGCGGTGCGTTCGCCCACACCGCCTGCTTGTCGTCCCACTTGCGCTGGTAGTTCGACAGGGCGCGCAGCCCGTCGGCGCAACCCTTTTCATCGAACCAGCATTGCGGGAGGATTGATCGCACGGCCTCGATGCCGTCCATCTTGTCCAGCACCCTGCCCACCACGTAAATCGGCCGCACCCCCAGCCGCTCAAGGATTTCCGCGCGCGTCTCGGCGTATTCCTTGTCGGTCTGCTGCTGCATTTCCGCGTCGTGCGGCAGGTAATGCTTGCCGTAGGTGTAGCCCTTGTCCGCCAGAATCCGCGCAAAGTGCTGCATGCCGCTTCCGGTGGCCTGGTAATAGCCGATGAACCGGTGTTGCAAAGCTACCCGTCGATGCAGCCAGATCGCTGTCGCGCCTGTTCGAGCCCAGATCCCAGAACGGCTGTTGACCGGCTCGTTGGGCGCCCACGGCACCACGCCAATCCGGCCCTGATCGCGCGCCTCTATCAGCTGCTTGCCGAAGTAGGCGCCATCAATCGCGGCCTCGAACGCCTCCGTCCAGGTGGACGGAAACTCCTTCATGTCGTCGCCCTGCTGCTGGTGCTTCTTGACGTACCAGGCCCGCTGGCGCGGGGTCGAGCTTGATGCCGTGTTTCACCTCAAGCATCGTGAAGTAGCGCTTGTGCTCCTCGTCGATGACGACGCCCTCGGGGTGCAGCCGATACTTCGGCGATTCCCACCAGGCGTAGAAGTGAAACCGCATGTCCAGCGGCGTGAGCTCCTTGAGCGCGCCGGTCTTGATGGCCGCGTCGTTCTTTTGCGCGGCCAGCGTCATGTCGTAGAACTCCCCGCCTTGTCCCTCGGCGGTCGACTCGACGAAGATGTACCCGCCGGTCTTCACGGCGTTGAACGAGCCCGACTTGATTTCCTTGGCCTTGTCGGGGAACTTCGCAGCGATCTTCCCGTACTCGGACACATGCAAGAACTGCAGAGTGCCGGAGCGCAGCGACACGCCGACGGACAGGCTCGACCCGTTCGAGAACTCCAGCATCGACTGGCTCTCGACCACCGTTTCGCGCGCCTGGCGCAGTCCCAGCGGCAGGTTGTTGTACGGATACAAGATCTTGTTGCGAAACAGCTTGGAGGCGTTCTCCTTGCTGTCGGCCGCGATACCGGCGGTCTTGTTGTCGGCGAACAGGCAGAAGTCCAGCGCCATCAGGTCGATGAAGGTGCTGAAACCCTGCTGCCGCGCCTTCAGGATCAGATTCAAATACCAGAGGTTCCGGTACAGGCGTTCCTGCGCATCGTTCGGATAGAACTTGAACCGACTGCCCTCGTCGTCGATCATCCAGTAGAGGTTGCACAGCCGCCACCATGGATCCGCCCACTCGTCGACGCTGACGCGCGCATCGATGTCGAGCACTGCGGTCATGCCGCTAGCGCCTGATTGGCAGCCCGGCGCCGACCTTGCCGATCTCGGCCAACAGGGTGGCGATGGCGTCGGCGCCTCGCTGCCGGTTGTCCCTCTCGAACATGCCCTCGTATCGCGCCAGGCATTCGAGCGCCGGCAGCCGGTTGAGGAACTTGACCCTGTAGGTCGCGCCGTCCCACTCGACCGACTGGATGGCCGGCCGCAAGCTCTTGGGGATGTCGTGGATCTTCTCGAGCCTGCCGTGCTCGTCGAAAGCGTCGGCGATGTCGGCAAAGCGCGATCCGCGCCCATTCGCGCACGATGCGCTCGGCGTCGACTTGTATGGCGTGCGTCAGGCGCTCGGAGCGTATCCGCTACGGCAGCCATCACGTGGCCGCGCTTGACGTGCGCGTGGCCTGCGCCGCCGCGTTGGCGGCGGCATAGCCGGCGCGGACCATCGCCTGGCTGCCGTTGCGGTCCTTCAGGTATTCGAGGACAAACAGCGCCTCTTGCGCGCTGCAGCCGAACTCGTCCTTGCCTTCTGCGTCGCCGCGTCCGCGCCTCGCCTTCTCGGGCCGGGTGGCGCGCGATCCGCGTGCTTGAGCCATCTACACCTCAGAAAAAAGCCCCGAACAGGTTTCCCTGCCGGGGCGAAGGTCACACCAGGAGGAGGTTGGTGGGAGACAAAGGTGGTGGTTCTCCCGGCCGGCACTGGCGTCGCGGCAACACGGGCGGTACTGCTCTCTGGCGCGCACCCCTCACGGCCATCCAATCCGCTGGCATTCGATGCTTCCCCGGCCGGGAGACGGGTGGCGGGCTGGCGCCCGCAAGTTGATCAACAGCCGCGCTTGCCGGGCTTGCCGGGCTTCTTGGCGGGCATCGGGTACGGTTTCGGCTTGGCCATCAATATTCCCCGGTCGAAAATGAAAGCCCCGGCAAAGGCCAGGGCTTCAGGAATTCGGCGCACGCCCCGGCGCGAACCTCTACGCCAATTTGAAATCCGTTGCAAGCGGCCCGCCGATCAGCACGGATACCCCCTGGCCCGCATCGACAGGCCGAGCTCGACCTTGGCTTGGGCCAGCACGATCGCATGATCCAGCCGCGGGAATGGAAAGATGGTTATCTGCTCGTAGGCGAAATAGACCGCCCATCGCTGGTGCGGCAGCAGCGAATCGATGCAGGCGTCCATCGCCTCGACGATCCCGGCCATGCGCGCGTCCTCGACCGCAAAGTCGTAATCCTCGTTGACGGCCCGCATGGCATTGCGCCAGGGACTATCGTTGACCACCACGCCCTCGACCTCTCGGTGCGCCCGCATCGAATACGCCCACTCGTCCAGCCAGTGATCGAGCAGCCTCAGGTCAATGTCGGCATCGATGGCCGTCACCAGCCCCCCTCCTGATGAAACACGGGCACCCAGGTCCGGAGCGTGGGAACGGATTCCGCGATACCGGCACACCACCGTTGACGCGCTGGGCTTCGCAATAGGCCTCCGCGAAGGTTGCGCGCGAGTTGACGCAGGTCAGGCAAGCGCCGCGCGTGTCCTCGATGACCTCGACGGCCCGGCTGGGATCGCGGGCAAAGCGGGCTTCGATGGCGTGGGTCAAGCGGCCACCCCATCTACCGGCGCCTCGACCTCGCGCTCGTCATCTGCGGCCGGCGGGTCGATCTTGATCAGCATGGAAGGAACCCGCCTTTCACATTTTCACCAGTGCCGTTGTCCGCGTAGACATCGAGATAGAGGAATGATTGGCACGCGAAGCATGAGACGGGGAACGGGCGACGCACGCGCAGGATTCTTTCCACCTTCCATGGCGCGCCCATCCAGGGCGGAATATGCCCGCAACACGGGGTGCCGCGTACCACCATCACCAGGTCGCCCACCCGGATGGTTTTGTCGGAATTCATACGCGCCTCACGGGTTTCAACGCTTCGGCCAGCGGCATCTTGGCGATGCGAACGCGCAGGTAAAGCGTGCTGGTCTTGATGCCAAAACGGTCGGCCAAGTCAGTTCAATGCAACCCGTTGACCCTGCCATTCAACATGAAGCGTGCGACTGTTGTTCCGACAATTCACCACGTTTGGCACCCAACGGCAATTCGCCGGTTCGTAGTGGCCGTCGTTATCGCGGCGATCCAGCGTCAAACCGGCTGCGTCAGGTCGGCGCCATGTCGGCGGCAAACGCGGCGAAGTCTCGCCAGGCGATCACAAGTCTGGATGCCGCGGCCGCCGTACCGCGAATAGCTTTTGTTGTTCGGGTTGGTGCACCGCTGAACCATTTGCACCCAGACGTCATACAGCGGTGTGTGCGTGCCGCCATGAGTAGTTCCGCCAACCTTCACCACTTCAATGTGCAGACAGCCGCAAGATTTCGATTTCCCACCCCGCAGATGTTGCGCCTGCACCTCGCGTTCCTCACCCACACGAACAACGGCAAAGCCAATATGCCTTCAGGCCGCCGCATGGCACAGCGCGCGACGGCGCCTTGCTCATGACGGTCCACCGACCAAATACCTGATGCGGAGCAATTCGAGAAATCACGCCGCAATCCTTTCTGGCTCCGCCGCTGCCCGCGATCCGTTGATTTCTTGCATGAGCCCAGTCAGCAACGAGTATGGCCTCGGCTCGGTTATGACTTTTCTTCAGCCGCAACAACTCCGCCGCACTGGGGTACAACCTCAACGCCGCGGCGCGGCTCGCATCCTTGTCCGACTTGAGGCCGTACGTGCGCTTCCACTCGGCCGGGTTGATCATGCGGACATCGCCCACCCGCCCCATCAGGACGGCGCGCACCACGCCGACGGTATCGAATTGCGTCGGCCACCGTCTGGGCCGGCAGCGTCGGCATGGGGATCGGGCGCTCCATCGCGCAGTGGATCCGGCCGGCCCTGGCAAACTCAAAGCGTGTCGCCCAGGCGCGCATCGCATCAAGCAGGGCCGCCACATCGACCCAGTTGCGCATCGAGCCGCTGGCCGTGCCGTTGGGGCACGTGGGCATGTCGATCACATCGAGCAGCCCGTCAATCGATGAGAGCAGCGCCAATGCGCCCGTGAGTCCCGGATCAACGCCTACGACCAGCATAGATGGCCTCCTGTGTGTTGACTTCGCTTGAACTACGCCTGGCGCGGCGAACTGCGCCCACTCTCGGCAGCCTGGGCAGCAGTAGCCCGCCTCTTGCGCGCACCATTCGCAATCGCCTCGGCCTGTTGAATGCTGGTCACCGGGCCGGCATCCGTGATGCCCATCGCGGTCAAGATCGTGGCGCATGGCAGTCGAACCAGTCCATCGGGCTGACCAGCGTCACCGATCCCTTGCCCGGCAGGGTGATGCAGAACTTGCATGTCATGTCGGCTTGTCCAGGTTGGCCAGGCGCTCGGCTTCGCGGCGCTCGACGTCGGCCAGGGCGGCCAGGTGTTCCGGCGTGCTGCGGCTTGACGGTCGGATTGGCTTTCAACACCTCCTGGTCGGATGCGCGTTTTGCGGCCAGCCGGGCATCCAGGTCGGCGAAGATTTGCTCTCACCCGTTCCGGATCCGCGCGCACCTCGCCGCGGGCCGGCAGGGCTGGCAGATGCACAGGATCGGATTCGCGCTTGGCGTTGTCCAGGGCCGCCCGCCAGCGAAACCGCAGGTGGTCGTAGGGCTTGGTGGTCAAGTCGCAAAAGCCGATCGTCTGGCAGCCCAGAAAATCTCGACGCGCGACCAGTTGTCCGTGCCGTCGGTGAACCGCTTGCGGTACTCGCGCACGGCCTCGACGAAGGCCACATCGGCGACGATCCGTGGCCGGCAGAGCTTGAGGTACTTCCGGCAGCATGGGGGGCCAGTCAACGGTTTTCAGTGCTTCGATCCCGGTGCGCAGTTCGGCGACGCTGTAGTCGCCCATACTCCTCGGCCCAGTCGGCTTTGACGGCCTCCATGTCGCAGCCTCGCCAGGCGTCGGCGAATTTGACCCCGTAGGTGGTGACCATCTTGGCGAAGATGCGCTCAACCCACGACCTCGGAATCGCCCGTGATGTCCCGCTCGGTTCTCCCGGCGGTTTGCTCCGGTAGCGGCTGCGATGATGGCTGCGCGTTCGTCATGGATTGAGCTCCTGGCGGTTTGAGTGGCTAAGCGTTTGAGGATGGTGTCGAGGTAGCCGGTGTGCTGGGTGGACTGCCTTTGAGCGTGCGCTCGGCTTCCGTGAACGCGGCGTCGAGGCGTTTCCAGGTCATGCCGTCGGCGATCCACTCGCCCAGCGTGGTTCGGGCTTTGGGCATGGCCAACGCCTGCGGCTCCATGCCCCGCCGCGTGAGGTAATTCGACAGGTCGGCGATGCTTTTCGGCTCGTCCGGCAGGGGTGGGAGACCACCGCCTTCGCCGTCCGTAGTTCTCGGTGGTGGTTTACCTTCAGGATTCAGAGAATCAGGAATCAGAGAATCAGGAATCAGAGAATCAGGAATCAGAGGGATTGACCCGGGGTTTGACCCCCCTTCTTCGATTCGACGTTGATTCAATGTTGAGTCAACATTGTTTGAAGTGGCGCCGATTTCGCCGCGCGTCTTCAAAGAAGTGTCGGAATGTTGGCTTCGCCGAACCCCTTTTTCCTCGCCTTGTAGCTTGTTTCCCTTGCTGCGATTGCACTTCAGACACAGGCATTGAAGGTTGGATTCCTCGCTTGATCCACCGCGCGAGGCGGGTACGATGTGGTCTATTCGTCAGGTAATCCTCGGCACCACAAAGCCGACATTGGAAGCCGTCGCGGGCAAACACTTTCCCTCTAAATCCTTCGAAATACCGGTCCCGACTACCAAGTTCTTGGCGCCGGGTGGCGGAGGGATTTCGCTGGCCCGTTCCTTGTAGTGCGGATCCTGGTGTTTCACGAAGTTGTGGATCGCCAATAGCGGGTAATCCGCAACCGCGTACCGCACGTATGAAGTTGCTCGTTTGAAGTTGATTCAACATTGAGTCAACATCAAACGTGTCAAACGGGAAAAGCTCGCCTTTCATGCGTTTCGGACGGTCTTCCATCCGACCTTCGCGGTCGGCCAGCAGCCAAAGTCCAATGAAAAGCAACCTTGTTTCTGGTGCGAGTTCGGCCAGGTCTTCGTTTTTAAAGAAGCCCGGCTTGATGTTGCGGCTCTAGCCATTGACCAACTCCGCGATGGCCCGCCGACATCCGCGCTGAAATGCATCCAGTCGCCGTCGTCAAGGATGTCGATGGCGCCGCTGGATCTGATCACCACCATGCCGCCGTTCTCGGTTTCCACGCAGCGCGGTAGAGCTTTCACCGGATCGGGCGCGCTGCTGGTGATCCTACCCGTGGCATCCGCTGCCAGCCGAGCGGCCGACTTCTTGAACCGCGGCACCGGGATCCGGCCGCTGGCGACGATCGACCGCGCCGCGCCACGAACGCCGCATTCTCGTGCACAGCATCGATGTCGACGCCCCCCTCATTGAACCGCCGCAGCGATCCTCCGGCCACATGTCGATCGCGTAGGTCGGGTCTTGCTTGCTGTCGAGGCCAGCGCGCTTGAGCTTCTTCTCGCCGCGCAATGTATTGATGTTCGCCACCATCGAAGCGAGGCTCTTTGCGCTCGGGCAGAGCTCGAACAGTGATTCAGCGGACAGGCGCCCGCCGTCGGCGGCGACTAGATGGGCGCGGATTTCAGCTCGTAAGGTCATGCGGTGATCCTCGGCTAGCGCAGCCCGACCGGGTGCGCGGGTTTGCCAGATACGCTGCACGCGCGTCGCGGGTGCTCCTTGAGCAAGAGCTTGTTGTGCAGGAGCTCGTTCACACGGCCGCAGCAGCCTGCCAGAGGGATGCCGGTGCCCCTGGCAATCTCGGCCCGGGTAAAGGTGGTCGGCGCGCGATAGGCGAGCCAGCGCATGATCTTCGTCTGGTTGTTGGACAACCGGCCCGATCCCAGATGCTCGATGAACCCGTCGCGGCTGGTGTCTCGCTTGCCGCGCCCGTCCGTGGAGGCCCGCCGCACCGGGTTGTCTCCCACTGGTTTGTGCGGAACCGTCGGCGCGCGCCCTGAGGTATCCGTGACGAACAGGTCGGATTGCATCATTTGTCCGCCCCTCCCTCGATGTCGTGGTCGTAGTCATTGGGGTAGTCGTCGGCGCCAAGCTCGGCCAGCGAGAGAATGGCAAGGGCCAGCAGCGTGCCGGTGACACAGCCCAGCAGAACAAGGCCGATGGCTATCCATGTGGTGGTCACGCCTCCCCCTTGACCCTATTCCGGGCCTGATCCGAGCACGCCATCGATGCGCGCCCGCTGTACGCTATGCACATGCTCTCGACCATGCACAGCCGCCTCGATCAAGATCGCCGCAAATTCGGACTCGGTGATGCCGATCTCCATGCAGCGTTTTTGCAGCGCGGCCTTGGTGTCCAGGCTCACCAGCGCCTTCACGCCCTCGGTGCGTTTGCCGAACAGGCCGGTCGTGCCAGAGCGCGAGAACAGGGCGGCTTCGGTTACTAGGCACTCCCCGCGCTCGCCTTGCCGAAGTCCAGCACCTTCCTGTTGTTGTGTGCCGCCATGTCGGCAATCGAACTTCGCGCGCCGCAGCCAATCGCGTTGCGATCCAATCCGGAGCTACATCAACCTCAGTCGAAAACAGATTGATCGCAATCGTCAGCATCGCCTGCTCCAACATCAGTTGCTGGCTGGTGTTGAGCTTGCGCAGGCTGACCGGCGCTGCGCTTGATGGCGAACGCTTCACGATGTTTCGACCGCTTTGGTTTCAAGCACGCGCCGCCGGCTTGTCGGCCTTCAGGCGTCCACCAGAAGCGAGCTCGGCTTCGGTACTGGCGCCCTTCGGGCACGACGCCCGCCTCAAACCACTCTGAGACGCTGGGCGGCTTGACGCCCAGAACGCGGGCAACCTCGGCCTGTGATGGCCATACGGTGAGGAGGTCTTGTGGAGTCATTCGGCAATATTAAGGCATGCCTAATTACCTTGTCAACAGGCAACCCTAATGACGTAGGCATGCCTGTATGAACTGCGGCACATTCGTAGGCATGACCACCATTGGCGAGCGAATTTCGCAAACTCCGCGAACAGAAGGGATCCGCCAGGCATCGCTTGCGCGCGCGATCGGCATCAAACCACCTCCCTGGCGGACATCGAAAGCGGACGCACCAAGAGGCCGTCAGGAGAGGTGCTGGTCGCAATCGCCAGACGACTCAGCGTCCCCGCGGAGTCACTGCAAACGGGTCGGCCGACGCTGATTGACGTCATCCGCGAGCACAGCACTGGAGGAGCGGCGGCAAATACAACGCCGGGCCCTGACATCAGCGGCGAGGTGCCACTCATCAGTTGGGTGCGAGCTGGCGCCTGGGATGACGCCTCAGATGAGTTTCAACCCGGAGACGCTGAGGACTGGCTACCCTTTCCCCGTCGCAACGGCGCACACAGGGTTTACGCGCTGCGCGTGCGCGGCGTATTCCATGACCTCTACAACCGGAAAATCCTACCCAGACGGCTGCATCATTTTTGTTGATCCAGAGCGCAAGTCACCCAACAACGGCGAGCGCGTCATCGCCAAAATCGAAGGCGCTCCGGAAGTCACATTCAAGGTGTACATGTACGACGCCGGCCGCGCCTGGTTGCGCGCCCTAAATTCGAATTACCCGCCCATCGACAACCCGTTTCGCGTGCTCGGTACCGTGGTGGGAAAGTGGGAAGACGAATAG